TAACATAAGTTTTATAATCCTCTGCGGTAACGCATCGACCCTGTGACGCATAGTCTAAGGGAGCGTTATACTTAATCGACTGAATTGTTTCTGGTTCAGAACCACCAACTGGTGGGGACACCGTAGTTACATTGACACTATTAATACCATTAATTGCAGCAGAATTGGTGAGGGTAGAAGCACCATTAGCAACACCTTTGTTTGTAACGATATAATTTAATATGATGATGTTTTCATCTTCTACAGCATTACCTAAAATACCATCACCAAAGTATATTTCAAATTTTCCATCCTCAACTTCTTGTAAGAAATACACTTTTGAATTTGAGGTTATAGCAGCGATGTCTGTTGCCAAAGTATATGTTGTGGTGATACTATCTGTTGAAGAATTTTGAACCCTGACTGTAAGGGTTGTTGTATCTACTCTAGAGTCATTGATAAGGAATCTCTGCTCAACATTCTGAGTATCAGTTGTGTACCTAGTTGAAACAAAACTTCCTTCGTACACATTTAAATTATTAAATGGGATTACCGAGCCTATATTTGTAGCAACTACGTCCTGTATAGTTACAAACTGATAATCCGTAGAGCCAACGCTGGCAGTGAACACAGTACCCGCTGGCATTGTTGCACTTGTATTGGTTGTGTTTAGATAAACATTAATAACCGCCTTGGCTGCTCTTGCAGAGCGAGTGGAGTAACCCAAGGTTTTTGCATGAGAGACAACACTTGACCGCAGTTGTGAAGAATCGAGGAACATCTCATTTGCAAGCATATTAGCATTGAAACCAAGATAGTGAGTATTGTATGCAAGCACATCCAGAAGAGCACTCAGACCAGAACCTTCAAAGTCATAATCCTTAAACTCAGTTTGGTTTCGCATAAAGACTTTTAGGTTATCCTTTACCTCATCAAAGTCAAATTCTGTTACGCTAAGTCTTTTTGTTGTTGCTGCCATTATCGTACTCTCTCTAAAAGAATTTCCATATTTATAAGCTCGGTGGGTGCATTAACAACATAAAACTCAATGGTAACTTCATATGCGTTGTTATCAAGGTTAGGAAGGGCTCTCACTCCAACAAGACGGGCCCGAGGTTCAAAATTTATAATCACCTCTTCAATTTTCATCGTTAGAACATATGCCGTGATTGGCGTCATAAGTTCAAACAGAATATCCCTTACACCAGAACCAATCTCAGGATGAAAGGGTTTCTCGTATGGGTTAGTTAGTATCAGGTTTCTTACAGACCTCTTGACTGCTGATATATCAGTAACTTTGCTAATATCTTTTGACCCCGGCTTAGGGCCAAAGAATAAATCTATATCAGAATAAGTCTGAGCAGCACGGTCACCACCTGTGTGCGTCCCATCATAATATGCATCCTTAAATCCCATTTGTATTCCTCTTTAATAGTATTTATACACACTCTGTGGTATTTTATTTCATCATCATATATTTAAGTGTTCCTTATATCTCCCTTATGCCCCATTTTCATCATCGTCATCCGATGGCGCGACATCGGCAGTGTAGTTTGAGTAAACACGCGACTCAACTATTAACTTAAAATCCTGAACTACTCCAGGGACAGGATTGGGACGCCTCAATACCGCCCTTATCCTATTGGCACCCATGGGAACCCCGGCCGCAATTATTTTAAATTGGGTTTTAGTTAATTTTAATATTCCAGCCTTCTTAAACGAATCATTAGTCTGTTGGGTATTAGCGTCTAAATCTTCGGCGGTAAATGCAGTCCAGCCTGTATCTATCTTGTTTCTAAACTTTGCGCCAGGTGGTGTTACATTATTATCTGACCCCGGCGGAACGACATTTTTCACTCCATCCCCCCTATCATTCTGCGCGACTCTTATTTCAACAGTTATATCCGTCCACCAAGTCCAAGTCGTGGTTGGCGTGCCTGAGTAATTTATACTCGGTGTCGATATATTTACGTTCAATTTTTTAGAGGCGACCCTAAAAGCACCAGTGTCTTTGGTTATTGGTTTACGAGTAACTGCGTATCTAACGCGAGCGCTGTTGATTCTATCAATCATTGCAACGACAGCTGGATTCTGGAAAACCTCAGACTTTATCTCTCCCTCGGCTTTTTTTATTGCTTTTTTAACTGCATCTGCTATTGTCTTGGGCGGGACTCCCGATGACTTTACAATATTTGCACATACCGAACATATATCGCCAGCTTCCGATACCGTTTCAAATGCTCTGCTAACAAGACCATCTAAACCACCTTCTATTTTTGCTATTGCACTTCCAAACTCTAGGGTGATTTTTGCAACAGCAGAATTAAAGACATCTGATCCAGGGATCATCGAAGTGAGATTTTTGAGCTCTGCCTGTAAGTTTATCGTAGGAAGGGTTGGTATTTCTAGACCACCTGCTTTCATTTTATCAAGCACCAAGTCGAGTTCCTCTTGGGCTTTTTCGACCACTTCTTCCATCACTGTTGGTACAAAATCCAACATCTCAATTATCTCTTTCTTCGCGTCTTGAAGCTTCTTCAAGACATCATTCACCTCAGCCGTAACGCCGCAAAGATTTCCATTTTTAAAATCAGTCATTATAGTTTTTCCTTACGGGCCCGCAAAAGTGTTTATTGAACCAGATGCAACCACTGTGCAACCAGATACATCGTCACCTATTCTTCCACAACCTTTACTATTTATAAACACCGTTGTTGATCCAATTGTGATCGGCGCTTGGTGGACCGGGCAAGGTGGAACAGGAATCAAGTGTGGATGGTTATTGTCACCTTGTCTACTGATCCCTATACTATTAACAGTAACATCGGGTGACATTTCCAGTCGGTGCGGGACAGAACAATGAACCACATCAACATCCACCATATCTCCTCTACAAATTGCTGGCATATTATTCTCCTTATGCGTTTGCTCTTTCACTAACCATCAATAATTTAAGGCGAAGTGCCCATAACGCCATGTCCCTATGTTCTGCCTCCGTATGTCCTGCGCCTTCGTCTGCCAAATGCGGCCCACTCATTGGGGGGTGATAATGATTGTTGGTATTTAGTGTGCTATCATCTGCTGTCTCAAGAACAAGGTGGTTCTCAGACTCAGTTGCCGGGTAACTATTTGGAACAGATATCCAATCCTCTCGAAGGAGTTTAGCTAATGCATCTACCGAAGCTGCTTCACACATTACCTGTCCATCATCCTCTAATAACAACCTATCCTCAATAGAAACACTGTAGGTTGTTTCCTCAACTGTAACCAAAGTGACCGTTTCCATCATTATCCCTTGAGTTGCGGTTGCATCAATCGTCCCTGTCTCCAGCAATATCTCGTTAGAAGGCAACAGTGTACCCAAGTCTGGAATGAAACTAATGACATGTTTTAAGGTAGTCAAGTCAATCGCATCGTAGTCAGTATACACCACCGTTTCATTAGACGAATTAATTATAGTAAACGCATGTGCCATATTGTTCTCTATTCGTCTTCACTTGGATTTAAGTGAATATTCGGACCGCCATCAATTGTAATGTCACCCAAAGATTCAATTCCAATGGCACCAGAAGATGCATGGTCCCAAGTGGTTCCTGTTGTACTAGTCCATGCAGTACCAACAATTTGACTCAGCGTACTCTCTGAGTGGATCGTCATTCCTAGCTTAGACTTCATATTTAATGTGTTGCCAAGAGCCTTCATGGAGAAAATGCCCGTTCTGGTTGACTCTGATAGATCACCTTTTACATTCAATACATAATCCGAGAGGGAGGCTATATAGATTCCTGTCCCGTCTTCGTTTGAATCCATAATCTTACCTGTCGCCTGGAGGCAGTACTGCCCACCAACAAGTTCCCACTTAGTTTTATCAATATTATTCCACACATCACCATGAACATTGCCATTAACATCCTCGTTAATATTAAATGCATAGTTGCCCACAATCTCTTCTTCACGGTTGCCTGGAACGGATTCACCATCAGCGTCTAATTTAGCACCAATCTTAACACGCTCATTTCCATGCACCTTGCGATAGAAGTCTCCTTCTATCTCCTGTATGTAGTCACCCTTGATGAGCTCTCTTACCGAACCCTCTACCGTAATATTCTGTGACCCTTTGATAACGATATTCTCATCTTTGATAACAATCTCGTAGTTATTTCCAACTATTTTGGTGACCATGCTGCCGTCTGGGTGTATCTCCTCAAAGGTTCCTGCCGTGTGCTGACGAAACATTCGTTCTGCGCCTGGGCTGTCATCTACTTCTGTGATGTGTCCAGACTCAGATTCGAATACATGGTTGTAAGGATACGCCGAAGAAATATAGGGATTCGCATCTGCAATAATGCCCTTGGGGTCAGGTTCTTCCCAAAAACCACGATCCTCTTGTATTGGGGCGGTGGATACGTTTAAAAGATATGGTTTGGTTGCGGTTGGAATGCCTGATGCATTTTTGACCGCTTCAAGGTAATCCGCGAGATCATCTTCCAGCTTGGCCTCCGCTAGGTCTGCTGGGTCACCTCGCAACCTCTGATCTCTACGGTCAATTAATGATTGATGTCCTTCAGATGCAGTGCCGCGAGCAAGTCGGTTCGTATCTGACTCACCAACATCGTGGCCACTATTTCTTATGCCAGGATATGGTCCAAAGGTTGGGGTAGGTTTAAAAGGATCTTGGCTCCTATCATTATCTCCCCGTGGGTCATTAAATCCTTTAGTTGGATCAGCCGCAGCAAAAGGAATGCCGGGTAAAGACCCCATAATGACGGGTTGTTGCTTCTCGTTGTCACGAAAGAATCCTATAACCCAAGACCCTTGCGTTAGAAACGAGGGAGTATGACCTAATCCCTGCATAGAAGGATCAGTCACAGGATGCATTACATGCGCCCAAGGTAAATCGGTAGTCTTGATTTTTGTTAAGCTGTCGCTATGAAGTCCCAGAACACGAACACGAACTCGGCCGAGTTGTTCTAGATCGTTCCTATCTTCAACAACACCAACGAACCAACTGAAACCATCTTCTCCCATAAAGTTTTGCATGAAACTATTTATAAGAGTTTAGTGAAGGTCTGGATCTCGGCCGAGTCCAGTGTTTTCTAGAGCAACCCAGTTATATTTTTCTATACTGAAAGTTTGTTCTGGTTCACTATCTTGCATGGCCATAAGCATCTCTGATGCATCATCCAAAGTTAAACCATCAACAACAACTTTATTTTTTACAATTTTGTATCTTATCATAATTGATTCCTTTTAGAGATAACCAAATACTTTATACCCTCACCTTTGTTTTACATACAGGGTTTTGTATTTAGATAGTGGGAATTATCTCTTTAGGAAGAATGTAGTCTTGCTTGTCTCCAAAGCCTATCACCTCAATATAGATAGAATCCAAAGACTTAGGTTTAACAGGAACATACCTCTTTAGCTTCTTGGACTTGTATAGGAACACTCCATCCACCAACTTCAAATCATCATAGGAGTCTTTGTCAGACCCAATCGCAGTTAGGGTGCCTCGAAGGATTCCACCATACTCATCACCATACATAATTTTATCACCAATATTCATTTCTCTTCTCTTTCTATAGATATACATAACTTGTTGATATAACAGGGTCGTGAGTTGAGCTAAGGCCCCACTCCCTAGTGGTAGTCACCACCTTAATACGCCGCTCGTGGTTGGATGTCTTCACTTCCTCGCCGAGGAACTCCTC